TTAAAGCTCTTTTAGAATTACCTAAATCAGAAAAAGATAAATCTGCAAGTTCATCATAATATTGTCTACTTGATTTTTGGGGCATATCTAATCTCCCTAAACTTTACCACCGGCTTTATAACCCTGCATAATCTTTCTACCACCTCTGCGAGAGACAGTACTACCCTTCTTACGACGTACAGAACCACCCTTCTTTACAGTACGGTCCATAGTACCTACGGCAGCATATGGTCTACGACCAAGAGCACGTTCCATGCCTTCACTTTCTGCTCTACGAGCTGCAAGATTTCCTCTAACAGCAGGATGACGAGCAGCTAAAGATTCGTCAAGTCGTGCATCATAACCCTGTGGAAGACCACCAAGATGTTTCTTTGCAACACCACCACGTTTACGTTTAACAGATCCACCCTTCTTACGTTTACGTTCTGGTAACGTACCAGATCTTTTCTCTTCAGCAGGATACAAACCAACATGACTCATTTTTCCACCAGACTTTTTATTTAATTTTTTTAATTTTGGATCATCTTTTTTGTATCCTTTTTGCATTAGATCCCACGCTTTTCTTTGTTCAGGGGATAAACTTGAAATAAATTTTTGAAATACTTTAGTACCTGCCATAATTAAGTTCCTTCTATATAATGGAGGAGGAGAGGCTAACGCATCCCTCCTCCTACATCATTTGCCTTTAGCTTCCTTGGTTCCCATACCAGCCTCTCCAATCGGAGACACCAAAGCTGTAACGCTCTCGTGCCTTAAACCGGAGGTTGCCAGTATCAAAATCAGGCTCCATCTTCGTCTGTAGTGGAGTACGTGCAAACATCTTCGTACCATTAGGAACGTCGGTCTTTACAAACCAGTCATCCGTTCCAGTAAAACGCCTATTGACATAGAATCCATCAGGAATCATGCCCATATGACGAGTGGCATTGATATCATTATTAGCACTACCGGGAAGACCGGGAGTATTCAGAATGGTATCAGCAGTATTCCATAAATCAACAGGAATATGCAAAGACGTGGCACTTGCCCCTACGAGGATACCACGATCATCCTTAATCTTTTGGACTTGCGTGATTGCACTCTCAAGAGTTCCGATAGCTAATGCAGCGGCAGTTGCTGTGTTAGTTTGATTACCATCAGAAATAGTAGGATGCGTACTTGCAAAGAACGCAACACCATCACCAATCGTATCAGTAAAGCCATTGGTAAACAGATTAGCAGCTTTGACCTCTTTAGTATTCGCCATCGCACGGGCCAGACCTCTGGCACGTAACTTGGCAAACGTATCATAAAGATTGTCTTCCATTGCCTCTTCTGTAATTGCAAAGGCTAGAGCAACAGTCTCTGCCGTGTAACGGGCAGTGTAACTCTCTTGTGCATCATCGTAGGAAACGGCAGCACCTTCAGACTTAACAGGAGCCGAACCGAAACCAGTAAACAAAACTTCCTCTTCAAAAGCACGGTCAGAATTTTCAACTTCATAAAGTGATTTATGTTCGTCGTTAACCTGTCCATACTCTATCCCGAAAACTGCATTTAGACCGGGAAGAAGTTCTTTGGCAATACTAGCTCTATTAATAGTCATAGCATTCTCTCCTTCCTATCTAAGCAGTGGAAACTGTAGTAGTTGCAAACCGATCCCTGTGCGTGGGTAACCAGACCTCAAGCATTGGATATTGATCAAGTCCGTCTGTACCTTCATTCGGATCTTGCGCCCGTCCAATAACTCGCACATTACCTACAATGGTTTCTACACCAGCAGCACTGGTTTCCACGAAGAACGCAGATTGTCCAGTTTTGGTACTACCGGCAGATGCCGTTGAAACGGTTGCCGTGTAGTTGAGAACTTTACAGATCTCACCATTACTACATGTTGCATTACCTTGAATGTAATACGTCTGATCAGGATCAGTTATGACATGGAACTGAATACATGTTGCGGCAGTAATAGCCTCTCCCGGCCAATACCGTGAGAACTTTTGACTACCATCAGTGTCAACATAATTACAGCCCATGAATACGCCCGAAGGCTTCATAGTTGCAGTTATACTTTCAGCAATGGTGCCACCTGCATCAATAAGAATCAAGTCACCAGTATACAGTTTCTTAGGAGCACGAGTTATAGTCGTGGGGGAAATAACAGTAGCTGTTCCACCAGTATTATAATTCATACCCTTTTTCCGAGCAGGAAGGAAGCCACGTAACGCTCGTGTACTTGACATAATAATTCTCCTTCCATTGTTTAAGGACTAATCCTGAAACGTAGGAGTTCGTCCTTTAAATGTTCTCGATTTGCTATTATTGGAAATTGGCATTTGAGGAGTAGAGTGTCTCATCAATTGAGAATTAACAGCCTCCAACATCTCATTTGCCTTATTCCTATAATGGCGTCTTTTGGCCTCCAGCTTGACCGTGGGTATTTTACCCAAGGCTATGTCTCCACGACAGACAACTCCAGCATAGCGACCTTCTTCTCTCACGACAGAAGTTGCTCCCATTTCAGGAACCTCTTCAGGAGTAACAAATTCCCATCCTTGTTGTTGTTTCTTACCAATTTCTTGATAATCATCTTTACCATTAAGAAGGATTCTTAACCAACCAAGAGACATATCTTGCTGATTAAATCTTTCTTCAACTCCACGGGGTATATGAATTGCGTTTGGCTCTTCAAAGACGTACTCTGTTTCCTCTCTGGTTTCGTTTTCCCTTAATTGAGAATTACGTGATTCTTCAATACGTGTCATAATTTCACCTCCACGTTACGTTTTAATTGCTGTGTATTCGCCATCGGCATTCTCTACCTTTAGCTTTTCCGCAGCATATTGTTCAAGTGGTATGCCCCAGTTTTGAGCAAGCCTTACATCTTCTTTCGTCAGCTTTACTTTACCGGGACTTGGAGTGGAACGTGACGCTCCAGCTACCACCTGAGCAGGTTTGGACGGTTGTTCCTGCACCGAACTTTTATCCAACTTATGAGGGAATGCCTCTTTAAGCCGATTATCAATCTCTTTATAAAATTCTGGATCACTTGGATCAAACCCTTCTTCTTTTAGTTCTGAATCTAATGCAAGAGCAGCAGCAGTCATTACTCTATCTTTTCCAAACCAATCATTATTCTGTGACCATTCAATTGCTTTTGGATCTGCTGTTCCCTGTGCTTGAACAGGTTGTACTTGTTGCTGAACAGGTTGAGATGCCTGTTCAAAAATAGCTTTGGTAGCACCAAGAGATTTAAGATCATTCTGCGCTTCATTCAAGAACTCTTGCGCTTGTAATATCTTTGTAGTATCTCCTTCATCATGTGCTGATTTATAAGCGGCTCGTGCTAATTCCATCTTGTCTGTTAATTGCTTCTCATTTGCATCAAGATTTAATTTACTTATATTGGTAAATTCCTGTTCTCTTGCAGTTATTTTACCAGTTAATTCCTCATTCTGTCTCATGAGTTGAGAGATCTGATCATCCCGATCTTTTCTCTGTTTTATTAACTGACGTATTCTTTTCTGAGCACCTTTTGTTTCAATACCTTCCAGTTCTGATTCTTCTGGTTTAGTTTCCGGTTCCTTCACTGGTTTCGTATCAGAAGAAGCTTCAGTCTTTAATTCTTCCTCTACTTCAAAATCTACTTTATTCTCTTCATTATCTGAAGTTACAGTTTCAACTTCAGTCCACTCTTCTTTTTTTTCAGCCATTTCAATTCCTTTCGCTGCTTACGAAGCATACGGTTTGACGTTCTAATCTTATTATACTATAAAACGAATTAAGATGCAACCTTTAAATATTAAGAAGTCAGATTAAATGTAGGATCTAAATCTCTTGGATGTTCCACTCTGCATATTACCTGATCATCAAATAACAAGATCAATCTTATTGATTTATAGAATAACTTCTGACCAGCATGTTTAGCGTAACAGACATAATCTCCAACTTGACACCATGCTCCATTGGGAAATTTTATCTCATCCTGATAAGCAAGATCTCCTATGGCAAGAACCTTTCCTACTGTAGTGAGATAGGCCATGTCATCTCTGGTTGAATCAGGAAGAACAATCCCCCCCTTTGTTACTCCTTTTATACTTACTGGTCTTACCAGAATATGATATCCCGGTAATTCTGGCAGAGGACTTGGATCTTTTACCTCATCCTCTGTGATCCACATATCATTCTTCATTGCTTTTCCTAGTTGTACCTGTTGCATTTACTCCTCTTCTTCGTATATACGACGTTTTACGATAGATGTAAAAATTTCTCTTGACCATTCAATTCCATGAATATGTCCTACTAATTCTCTGTAATGCGAATAACTATCCGCTGTACCTCCTCCTAGTATATTTTTCAATCTATTCAATTCATCATTATACTCCTTTACTACTTCATCCCATATTTCCATTATATTGTTACCAAGAATAATATAATAAGAGTAAGAGCACCAAATGCAATCAAAGAAGGTACATCAAAATAAACTATAACTTTCTTTAGTAACTTCATGATCGTACTGGCTTTGGATATTTCCATCCAGAATCAGGACGTTCGTTTAGAACACCTTTACGTGCTCGTGCTCCAACTCCACCATCATCAATGGAACGATTGGTAAAGTTACCATAAAGATCTTTAACTTTACCGGAAACATGCTTTGGATGTCCATCTGTAATTCCACGATCATCGTTTTTTACATGAGTAGGATATCCATCAGTTGTTCCCTTTTCATCATTAGGGTAGTGAACCCCTCCATACTTAGGCATCTTCTTCTCCTTTTTGTTTAGTTTCCTGTTCTATAACCTTATTAACTAATTCCATCATTTTTATATTTTTATCAGATTCAACCTGCTGTGCTTTTTCCATAATTTTTGCCTTTAAGGAAGCTACATCAATATTAACTTTCTCTTTTTCCAATGCTACTTTTATCAACAGATCTAGTGATTTCATTTCAGACTTCTGATCTTCAATGGCTGACTTGGATAAAAGTTCCACTGACTTCATAGTTTCCTTGCTGGCTCTATCAAGATCAGCCTTTTCCTTTTTAAAGGTAGCTTGCTGACCTTCAGCCACAACTTCCTTCATAAGTTTAGCTTCTTCCAGTTGAAGTTTCTGAGCATCCAAGGCAGCTTCAGCAGCATTATTAATGGCTTCCATCTGTAACTTCTGCTGTTCAAGTTCAACCTTCTTCTGTTCAAGAATAACAAGTTGCTGTTCAGGTGATTTTACCTGACCGGCAGCTTTATTGGCATTGAGTACTTGCTGTGCAGCATGAGCCATTACACCTTCAAGAACTTCCGGTCCTTGTTCTGGCATTTGCTCCAGTGCCTGTTTTGTTACTCCATCCATTTGTTCCTGATATTTATGAACCATGTGTTCCTGAATATTAGCTTCAAGTATTGGCTTTACACGTTGCATAACAGGATTTCCACCATTAAGTGGATCTTGAAGATAAGCCATCTTTACCTGTATATGTGCATCATGATTCTGACCAGTAAAGACAGCAATAGGTACGCCTTTTACAGCGGCCATAATATCAGATACCGGATCAAGTGCTTGTGGTTTTAATTTTGGTGGAAGTATTTCTTCCAAATTAGGCATATTTGCAGCACTCAATATAGTTCTACTTAATGCTTCCATATTGAACAAACCGGGAGGGGATTGCTGGGCCATTTGCATGGCCATTTGTGCAATCATAAGACGGTGAGCATTAGATGGAATATTTGGATCACTGACGGGGATCACGTCCACTCTTCCATCAAAATCGGATTTAAAGATATTCCGACTTTCAAATGGCACATCATAGGGATATTCACTTGGGAGATAATCATAATCGATTCTTGCCAAGATCCTAAATTCATCTCGCTGCGCCTTGTGAAGACGCTTATGAATAGCTGAGAAGAATTTACTGGACGCTTCCAGTAGTGCCATCGTTGTACCTACAGGACCATAGGAAGATGCTTCTGATACAATTTGTTCTGTACTATCGGCAAATTTCTGTCCGGCTGCTGTGACAAAACCCAGCATCTGGAACAAGGTTGAGGAAGGCTCTTTATAGGGGAGAGGAACGATAGCCTTCGCTAAGTCTATTCCTGTAGACTCAACTTCTTTAAACTCACCGGGACTGATTGGATCGTTATCGCCAACCATTCTAACACCCTTGGCCTTAAATCCTCCCGGTAGGTTCGCAAATTGACCTGCATCAATGAGGCTTCTCATTGCTGCTGTTGCACTCATGGTAAGATTACCAAGGAAATGCATCAGGCCAAATCCATAGAATCCAAAACCGGGTACGAATCTGTAATGGACAAAGTGAGTTATCTTTTCCTTATTCGTGTCATCAAGTTTATAGTTTCTACGAATACATAAAACTTTTCGTGACTGCTCTTCTATAGTTACAATATAGGGAAGAGCTATTCCTTCTTCTGCATTAGTTTCTTTTATTTCCAAATAACAATGTTGTTCAAGTAGAACATATTGTGGATCTGCATCTCCCGTTGGAGAGAAACCTAATATGGTATCCATCTTGGAGGCAAAAGCAGTTGGTTCTGGATTTGTAGCTTCAGGTAATTCCGTATCTGAATATATTCCTGAACGAATATCCTTTGCCAGATCAATTGGACTACGATAAATTACATGTGTATATCTATCTGCCTTGGACAAATTACTTGCATAGTAAGATACGTAGAATTGATCAATGGGAACAAATTCAGATACTGGACGTTTCAGATTTGCATCATAATAAACTTTCTTGAATGCTGATCCTATAAGTGGAAGATGGAAAAGCATCTTCTCAAATTCATCAAAGTATTCAGGCATCTGTTCCGTAAGCTGATAGTTCATAAAGTTCTTGACTCTATTTGCTTGCATCTCACGCTTGGGATTGGACTTACCAAGTATCTGCGTCTTGATTGGTCCTCCTGATGGAAAGAGTTCCTGTGATGCTTTACTCTGGAATTTAACTGCTGACTCTACAAGTAGCGGATGAACGGCAGTACAGGCACCCTCAAATGGTTCTGAAGTTTCCTGAATCTTTAAACCTAATAGGTCAAAGCCCCGCTCAAACATTGACTCCCATTCCTGACGAGAGTTTTTATCCGCATCATAATTATTATATACTTCGTTTGCTATATCATTTAGTACATTATCATCAAGATTTTCAGCAAGATTTACATACCATTCTTTTATAGGAGCTTCCGCTTCCATCTCTATGGTACTAGTAAAATCAACTATTACGCCGCCATCAGGTTCAATCTCAAATGTTGCTTCCTGTTCTTCGTCTACCTCAACAGGATTTAATGGAACAACATTTGAAATTGCCTGTGGTATCTGTTCAAATGGATTTCGTTCTGTAGCCACCCCTATTTCCCCTTCTTAAATCTTTCAGCAACAATATCTTCTATTCTTGGAAGCATACGCAGTCCACTATAGCCTATGAAGAAAGCCATTACTGGCCCCCACATTACGTCAAGTTGCCATTGTTTCATAATGGGAGGAATTAAAAATTCTGCCGCAGCCCATCCAACAAGTATAGCTAGTCCAAGATCTCTCCATGATATCTTTTTATTGGTCGCCCAGTTTGCCAGACCACCTACACCACTTGCACCTATGCAACATGCTTTAGCTCCTAATGTCATAATAAGCCATTCCAATATAAATCCCCTTTTTTACGTTCATCTTTATATTATACACCTATGCACGCCAATATGCAACCCTTTTCTTTCTTTTAGGTTCATCTTCCCATTCTGGATCTTCAGGATGGGTTAAATGCCATGACTCTCTCATGAAATGAATTGCCATTGTAAGTGCATCCACCTGATCATCATGAGCTGCATTTGGAAACTGTATTAGTTCTTCCAACAGATCATCAGCCCATTTTTTATTCTTTGGTATCCATACTCTTCCTGACTCCATCATAGGAGAAGCTGCATATACACGACTTACTTTATCTCTATCTGGTAAATATTCCCTTACGGGTAATCCACTTCTACGCATATCCTGTATTAGCGATTGACCACTTGCCTTCTTCTCTATGATACATACGTCCGGTTTAAATTCCTTGAAGAGTAATTGTGACATTCTACGTAATTCTGGATATTCAAAGCGACCTTTTATATTTCCTAGTAGTATCAGATTGGATGCATAGGTTTCCCTACCTTCTTCATCCTGATCATACATGGAGAATATACCCCACGTTTGAATTACACTAAAATCAGCCGTAGTTCGTGTGGAAAAGGCCGTATCATATGTTTGTAATATGAAATCACATGTCGGAGGATCTTCATATTCCCACCATTTTATCCATTTCTTCTTTATAAGCCCACCTTCTTCTGGAGTTGGATTCTGCATATACAGAGCATTCCAGTATCTGGCTCCATTGGAGGCTTTAATCTCATTCTCATCTATTTGTAATATGTGCTTTGGCTTCCATTCTGGAAAATAAGAGCTACCTACGGGTAAATTAAGGAGTTCAGATGCTTCATCATCCAGCCATGCAGGGATTCTTACTACTTTCCATGGAATAATTTCATATTCGCTCATTTCCTCTTCTTGTTTCAGTAGCCAGCCACATAGATCATCATAATGGTAGCGGGTATTGATTATGAGTATGGCTCCATTGGGCATAATACGAGTACGTAGACCAGCAGGATACCATTCCTTTACGTATCTACGCCCTGCTTCCGAATATGAGTCCTCTTCGGACATCACATCGTCCAGAATGGCTATATTAGCCCCTCGTCCTGCAATCTGGCTACGTACTCCGGCTGCATAGTATGTGCCATTCTGTGTTGTTTTCCACTTTCCTGCTGCTCGTACGTCCGTTCGGAGGGAGACACCCTTGAAAATATCCTGAAACTCTTCAGAATTAACAATGTCACGAACAGAACGGCCAAAGTCGCTAGAAAGTTGATCACTATGAGAAACAGTAAGAATTTCATGCGTTGGATTTCTTCCTATATACCATGCTGGAAACAATTTAGAGCAAAGAACAGACTTGGAACTACGTGGTGGAAGGAACACCATTAGTCTTTTTATCTCTCCAGACTCTAATTGTTTTAATTTATTAGATATTAGCTCAATATGTCTCCCCATCTTCCAATCTGAAACAAGAGTGGGAGCCATTAGACGGACAAATGTGAGGAAATCTGATTTAGTTTCTTGTAGTATACTTATATTAAGTAGATTATTAAGATCTATAAAAGATGATAAGATGTTTTGTTGTTGTGTTTCCATTGTACCTTTAGTAACTATATACTAAATCAATCATTATAACCTTCTAATATCTAATTATACACTATAATCTAACTATATACAAGCATTATTTTTAAATACTTATAAGTAGCTGAAAAATATAGTGATTATAAGCCCGTAGTTTTTGGTAAATATATGTCAGTACCATTATATATATATGCATGCGAGCGCACGTTTGGGCGTACCCCCGTGAAGACTTTCAAAGTCTTGACAAGTCTTGCCAAAAACAGATACCTTGCTGCAAAAACAGACTACTACTTAGTAGTCTGAACTAGCTATAAAACTACTACTTAGCTTTCTACGAAAGCAGTAGTTTTATAGAGGGAAGTTTTGGGTTGACGATGGAGATTGTGGAGTTCATCGGAGATGGCTCTAAAGAGTCTCTTCAGAGACTCAAAGGCTGCTGCCAACTACTTACTTAAGTAGTTGAACTAGCTATTAAATACTAGGTAGTTAAGTACTTACGTACTACCTAGTAGTTAATAGAGACTTGGATGAACTTGATGAATCGGAGATTGCCAAATGAAGAAAGCAGCATTTGTGGTTTTCAGTTACCCTTCAAAGGGTAATGTTGTGTGTTCTCTTGAGAACGCCTTGGATTGGGCAGACTCACAGCGTAAGCTGTGGTCACCCTCCGAAGTTATCTGGGAGGATGGAACCACCTCCTATGCTAAAGGCTGGTGGTTCTCCCGCAGCACCAAGATGGCTCGCATCGGTGCTGGTGCCTACGGCGACTATGTAGTCGCAAGGAGGTAACTTGCCATTAGCTTTAATACTATAAACTACTACTTAGCTTGGTAAGTATACCAAGCAGTAGTTTATAGAGTACTGCAATTTCAACCCCGATCTCCTGAAAGGAGAATATTATGTCAAATTTCGTAATGCAAGTCCTCGTTGACGGTTCTTGGAACAACATCAACCGTGGTGACCAGCAGTTCCAGCGTACTTGGTCAAAGATTGACGCTGGCCTTCCTGTCCGTGTCTTGCACAAAGCAAAGACCAAAGCTGGGGTCTTTGGCCGCTCGTTCAAGGTGGTCAAGAACGCAGAGGCTTTGCCAGAAGGCTTTGAAGCCTCCGGCTTTGAAGTCGCTGCGTAGCTTGTCTTGACTTTGTAAGCTCCATGAGGTATAATCCTCATGGGGCTACAGAGTTGGCTTTGATGAGCCACCAAGGTGGTTCGTTCAAGCTAACTTGTCTTGAAAGGATACAAAGATGCTAACTTGGACTTTTACATTTCAGACTTGTAACCGTCGTGAACTTTCAGACTATGAATATACCTTTGATGTTGAAACTCCACATAACTCTACCTATGCCAAAGCATTAGAGAAAGCGAGAAAGATGCTACCTCTTGGTGAAAAGGACAACCACTACAGTCAGTATGGAGTTGAGTGGACAATCAAAGATGTAACAGTCTATGACGATGAGACTGAATTTGTAACCAACGACGAAGATTGAACACTTTGTCTTGCCTATGCGTTATGGGATTAACAACAACAATCCAAGGAACTTTGCACCATGCAAACAGCAGAACAATTCCTGACTTGGTATCTTGATAAAGATAATATACTGCTATCAAATACCGAAATTGACACCGCAGAGATAAAGAAAAAGATCTTTGCATTACCAAAGACAGAGCAAGAACGATTGAGGCTAGCTCTGTCTAAACGCTAACTTGATAAACCTAATTAAGTCCCTATATACTGAATACAATGAAGTATATAGGGACTAATTAGATAGGGAATTTTTACCATGACAGCAGTCCATTGGACGCAAGAAGATTTCTTGACGTGGTTACGTGACAAGAACTTTGGTCTTCCTAGTACAGAGTGGGAAGAAGCCAACGAGAGAATCAACGCTATGTCTAAATCAGAGAGAGAGCATTTAATATGGCGTTTGTTGAACGCTCAGTTAATTCTTTGGAACAAAGCAAGTGAGGAGGACGTGTAATGTCAGAGATTAAAGTCAAAGTCAAGAATGTCTATGGTCAAGATCTTGTCTATCCTATTTGCCCAAAGGCAAAGATATTCGCTCAAATAGCTGGAACAACAACCATTACACCAGAGACTTTATCAAAGATAATGCTCCTTGGTTATGACGTTATTAACGAACCAACCAAGTTGAATTTCAAGAACATCTAACGGGAGATTAAGATTATGATGGAAAATAGTACGGTATTGTTCTTTGTCTTGATGGGATTTTTCTTTGGTAACATTAGTGGTATCTTGATATACCATGCATTAATGGGAATTGGACTATGACTTGGCTTGACATTGGCATTATAATCATGATACTATCCTTCTTGCCTTTGGCAATAGGTATAGTGGGACTGTGGATTACAGCCATTCGTTTTGCTATCTTCCAGATCTTTGAAGATAATCAAGATGATTGGATGGAGAAACTTGCAGAGGATGCAAGGAATAAACGTGGCAACATCTTACCAAAGGACTAGTAGTATGAATAAAAACATTGTAAGAACACGCAGACCATTCGCTGCTGCAAAGTTACAGAAGCGTGTAAAAGGAGAGCTTCTCAAGTACTATGTTGACAAGCGTATCAAAGCTGGTCGTGAAAGTAAGCTGCAAGGATGGGTAATGTCCGACATTCTCAAGCAAGTAGCTCAAGACTTGGGACGCAACGCTGTGCCACAGGCACGTCAGTACATAGTCAAAGAAGTGTGCAGCATAACTGAATACTAATTAAACCTGTCTAGTTAAGTACTTACGTACTAGACAGGGTTAATTAGAAATATGGAGAATGAAATGGCACGTTCAATGGCTGAAGCATGGGAAGATGCTTTGGAAAAGTGGATGGCTTCTGTTCCTGTAGTTAAAGTTGAAGAAATAACAGTAACTCAAGAAGAATGGGATTATATAGAAGACTGGAAATGGCATAAGGAGTAAAGACTATGCAAGTAAAAGATTACTTGAGATATTGTGAAGATATCGGTATGTTTGCTACTGATAGACCTATCAATTCCATATCTTTGAGTTCACTATTATCAACAACTGCATTGTTAAGTGATAATCTTAATACAGTAGAAGGATCTTGTATTCATAGAACCCCTTTCTGTGACGAGACTTGTTACAACATTAAGTTGTACAAGATGTATCCAAACATGGTAGTCAAAGATATACGCAATGAAGATGTGTGGCAGAACATAAAACCTATACAAGTTAAAGAACTTTTGGCTAGAAAGAGGAAGCAAACCAAACGTGTTCGCCATTGCACCAGAGGCGAAGGTATCAAAGAAGAGGCTGATATATGGAAACATAAAGCAGAGGCAGAGGCTACCCCTGAGAGTGTCTGGTGGATACCAACAAGAGCATGGCGTGATCCTACTTTAAACTTCTTGATACGAACTGTCTTATTTCCTATCAAGAACATAGCTATGAATGCCAGTGTTGATCCATCTAATACAAAAGAAGAATGGGAGATGCTTGAACGTCAAGGCTGGAACATTATGTTCTATGGTGATGATAGTCTTGATAAAAGTCCAGCGACGGGCAAGCGAATGTTCGATTGTCCAAAGACAAAGAAAGGATTGAGTGGTCATTGTGAAATCTGCAAAGCTGGATGTTTTAGTCAAGTGACTATAGGCAGACAGCAGATTGTTAAATTGTACCAACACTGAAGTGAGGAAAATGAAATGAAGTATATGACAATTCCTACGCTGACAAATAATAATAAATTTAAGATGAACATCTATGAAAATAGAGCGTTTGTCGAAACAAAAGTGTCAGTCAGTCTTCCATCTCTATTAAATTTAAGATCAAAGAATGATAACTCTGATAAAGTTTTTGATAGAGTATCATGGAAAGCAACAATGCCAGAAGGATGGGAATGATGTCACATCACTGGAATAATATAGCCTATGAGAGCCGCCAAGAGTTGTATTGGGAGAGCTATGACAAGCTCATAGCAGAAGGATATAACGCTTCAAAGGCAGAAGATAAGGCTATGGAAATAATTGAAAGAGATATAGAAAATGGTTTGGCGAGAAGGTATCTGCTTACGTGAAGAACAAGAATGGGATGCGAGAGATCCCCTTTGAAGGAGGGAACTATGCACATAGAACTTTGGAAAGGTTGGTGGTACATAGTTGATGGACCTGAAATAAAGATAGGACCGTTCTTGACATTTCAAGAAGCCTATGAGATACTGAACCGAATGAAACTGGAACCTAATTAACCATGTGTAGTGAAGTTCTTACGAACTACACATGGATTAATTAGTATAACTGAATGGAGATTGATACTCAACATGAATTTTGTATTCCGTGTTCGCAGTCGTGACCGTTACTTTGGCTCTCGCAAAACCAAGGATGGTCGCCGCTTTGATCTTGGCACATGGTATCTTCACCTTGCCAAGCCTTCACATTTCTGGAATATTTCTGGGATTGTGGATATACGTGGCCGAACTTTTGTGATATAATAAACAAAGGAGAGGGTGTGTCAGAGACACCCATTTTCCAGCTTGGAGAGGAAGATGAAACACTATGACAAAAGAAAAGTTATCAAGATTTCTAGTCCAGATTGCAAGAACCTTTATGAGATGCAACAAAACTATTCTGGACTATGGAGAGCATTGGGATTACAGGTAACTAAAGTAAAGGAAGGCTTTGTTATCCGTAGTAAAGAGCATACCTATCAACTGGAGGTTTGATATGACAAAACCTTTTGAAACACATGCTGATATTGATCCAATAACGGAGAGTTATATCTTGACAGTATCAGAAGCAAGTAACATATATGAACTTGACATAGATCACATCAATGATCTTCTTGAGTGTGTAGATAGCGGCGTTAAAGATTTAGAACGCCTGACCATACCAGATTTTGTACGAACTTTAGAGAAGGAAATAGCATAATGTTTGACCACTCACAGATTGACTTCACCGTCAAGAAAGAACCACTATTTTATGACAATGAAAACTATACTCCTGTCTTTGGTGACAGGATGGAGCCATTGTCAGGGGATATAGGCATGGTGCTGAAGCGCACTGATACCAAAGAACCTCTTGCCATAGTCTCTTCGGCATACGAACCTGTTCAGTACGATCCTTTGGTAAGCAAGGTAGAAGAGGCACTCACCATATCCGGTCTTGATATGACCGATGCTGAGTTTGAAACTAATGTCTATGATAAAGGTGCCAAGCTGGAGCTACGTGCCAAGTTCCCTGCACATAGTATGTTTCTTGATGAAGATAAAATTATACCGGAGTTCTGCTTTCGGACTTCACATAACAAGACATGGGCTAACAATGGTATGATGGGACTATGGCGCAGCAAGTGCTGGAATACATTAGTATCAGGAGATAAGTTAGCTTATGTCTATGGCAGACATACAAAGAACTTCAACGTACCTGCATTCGCAGCAAAGATCAAGAATGCTGGAGCTTACATAGCTGGCGAAGGGCTTAGTGAGATGAGGAAGTGGTATAATACTAAAGTATCTCGTGATGCTACTATTGATCTGTTCACCAAGACTCTTGCAAAGAGAACGGATAACGTCGCTCGTAAGACAGTAGCTAATAAGGTTATGTTAAGTAATCTGATGAAGATCTTTGACGAAGAGAACCGTCACCTGCATGGTCGCAGTCTCTATGAGAGCTATGCTACACGTAACAAAGGTACTCTGTGGACTGCATACCAAGCTGCTACTCACTGGTCCAGCCATGATAAGAATACAAATGCTCGTCCTTCTCATAATGTAATAGGCATTAGAGAAGATCGTGTAAGGAAGATGCTCCACTCCTCTGAGTGGCTGGCATTGGCCGCATAAGGAGTATATACTATGGAAAAACACGAAGAAATGTTTGTTCATGTAGGTCCGATGACAGGATGTATTCTTCTTTGGGAAAAGATACCAGAATATCTTGGAAGATATGGTGGTGTTCGTATATCTAGTGTGGATGCAAGAGATGGATTTACTATATCTTTTAAGGAATATGATGTTAAGCCTTTACTTAGAACGATTGAACAGATTAAGGCTAAGAACCTTCACTTCCCATACGATCAGCATGTTTCCCGTTTGGAAGAAGATATAAAAAGAGAAGCAAAGTTTACAGAATAAGGAACTTAAACTATGAAAGATCAGAGAGTTGTAGGTAAACGTAAGAACAATCCGCTGGCAAAGCAACTCTCTGATCCTATGTGGAGGAAGAGAGTTGTGTCCAGCAAAATTGTTTACAATCGTAAGAAATTAAAGGACCATAGCAAATGAGATACTATAGACCTTCCCTTAGAATTATGTTCCCTTATTGTTTCAAACTAGACAAAGAGGGATATGTTTTGGCTGCTTTTAACCGTGAATATCAGTATATTCCAAGAGGCATTCTCCGT